TAACATCACCGTAAGTTGGTGCACCTTTGTAGTTATCAGTAGCATCACCGACAAGACATTGATAATAAAAATTATAATCAGCTTGTTTTTGTGTAATACCATAAAACTCTTTTAGTGTTGGATTGTAATGTAAACCTGCAATTTGATTTAAGTCTTTATCAATACTACAAATAATTTTATTACCTTTTATAGTATTTCCTGTACCTAATATTCCTAATATGTCATCAGCTTCTAATCTAGGTCTAGTAAATCCATTATAGTTTTTATAAATATAATCCCTACAAAAACTTAAAGTTAAAGGTTTTCTCTGTTTAGTTCTATTTAATTTATAATCAGGATATATTTCTTTTCTAAAATTATCTTTATCACTAAATGCAGATATAAATTCTTTACATTGAGTATCATTAGTAAGTGTATTGTAATAATCTTTAATTTTTCTTACACAATCTTTTTCATCACTGTGTAAAGTCCATATAGCAAACTCATCTTCTTCTTGGCCCCATCTTATAGGTTCTTCTGTTGAGAAAGCTATTTGATATGCAATAACATCTGCATCAATTAATAGTGTACTCATTATCCATTTCCTTTTGGTTTTATAGTGTTTAAATTTACATGAATGACATTTCCGTCTCTGTTTTTAATTTTCTTTCTAAAATCATTTTCATCAAAGTCACGTTCTTGACTTTCTAGTATTGGTAATACACCTAAATACGCACCGTGATTTTCTATTGTTTTTAAAAAGCCTGATAAGATAGATCCTACTTGCACAGCAGGACTTGAAAGCATTTGTTCTGGAGTTTCTCCATCATTGTATTTTTCAAAAATACTGTATTCAATTTTATCTTCACCTTCTTTGTCATGAAGTACGATTATAACTTGCATTTTATTTCCTTTAGTTTTGCCCACCAAGCATCAGCTATTTGATAAAGCATTGATGGAGTTTTTACGTTTCCTTTTCTTGAGTTGCATGAATGACAAATGATCCATATATTTTCTTTTTCATATCCTTTACTGTTATCTAATCTATCTACTGACGGAGAGTTATCCTGTTTACCTTGTGGTATTAAAACTGATTGGCAACAAGGACAATGACTAGGTGTTAGCATAATCAACTCATCAATAGTTAAACCACAATCTTTACCTTGTCGTTTTCTTTGATTGCATAAAGCGTTTGATGCCCACTTTCTCCATTTTGAATTAGTGGGTTTCCGCCCAGTTATTTCCGACACGGTATTCTGCTCCTAATGGCACCCTTAGATTAAAATGTTCTCCCGCTTCCTTAATACTTTCTACCGCAATCTTTCCTACTTCGTCAGCTATCTCAGGTTTAGCTTCTATTTGAAACTCGTCATGTATGTTAGCAATAACAAACGCATCTTTATTTTTTAATTTATCCCAAAGTATTGTTAGAGCTTTTTTCATAAGTATTGCCCCACAACTTTGAATCAAAGCATTTAAACTTGAATGGTTACTTCTTATTGTAAGTATTCGTTTATCAATAGCTTTGATATGACCTACACCTTCAAGTTTATCTATAATATCAAATTTAATTTCTTTTAAGAATGGCAAGACTAAAAAGAATTTATCTAAAACTTCTTTTGCTTGTTGCATTGTGCAATCAAGAATTTCCATAACTCTACGAGAGCTAGCTCCATAAAGTACCGCATAAAGAATTGTCTTAGCTAAATTTCTATCTTTTAATCCTAAATTCTTTTGATTGTAAGTATGTATGTCTCCATTTAAAATTAGATCCACATATTCTTTTCCACCTGTGTAATTATATATGTAGTGGGCTAGACATCTAGCTTCTAATCCACTAGCGTCACAACCCACTAACACATAACTTTTAGAGGGGATAAAAAGTTCTCTACACTCCTTACCATAAGGAGAATTAATACTTGGTACTTGTTGAAGATTAGGTGAACGTGAGCTCATTCTTCCTGTAGTAATATTCGTTATATAGTTGGTATGTATTCTGCCTTTCTTAACGACTTTTAACCAACCATTCTTACCATCAATTAACATACCTAATCTTTTTTCTATTAATAAATATTCATTAAGTTCTTTAGCTTCTGGGTAATCTAAATGAGATAAAACTTCTTCATCTACTATTGGTAAACCTGTTTCAGAAAACTTTTTAGGTTTCCATTTTCTTAGTTCCATTAATCTATTTGATATATGTTGGCGACTTGATGGATTAAATTTAACTGTTTTAGATTTTCTTATAGCTACACCTTTTGTATATCCTAATTTTTTATTATTAACTTTTGGTACAAACTCTCCAAGATCAACTTGCCAATCTGGGAATCTATTTTCTAAAGCTAATTTAAGATCATGTGTTCTACCTAATAATTTAACATGAAGTTCTTTTGCTTTTTCTTCATCAAAGCCAAAACCTTTTTCTTCTTGTAGTTTAAGAATGTTTGCAACTTCATGCTCTAATTCTATACTTTCTTTACTAAATCCTTTTTCTAAAAGCTTTTTATAAAGTAGTGATGTTAGTTTAACGTCTTGAATACAATACTCTAACATCTGGGGTGTAAAGACATCAAAAGTATTTACTTCAGCAAAATCTCCTTTATGAAAATTTAATCTTTGCCCCCAAGCTTTTAAACTGTGTTTTCCAACACTAGACTTTTCTATTCGATCACTTGCCAACAATTTGAAATCAACACTATTTGCTATGTCAGGGTAGATAAGACGACTTAGGCATAATGTGTCATGGACTAACTCAGGGCTATGAGAGTAATTATACAAACGTTTTAAGACAGGGAGGTCGTACTTAATAACGTTGTGTCCCACGATTAAATTGTCGGCAAGTAAATCAATACCTTTCGGTATATCCCGTCCTACGAACGAAATTTCTTTTCCATCTTTTTGCAAGACTAAACAATGTACTTTAGATGGGTTTAGACCATCTGTTTCTATATCAAAAATTATTGGTTGTTTCATATTCTTTAAGTCTCCCTGTTTCTGAATTGTATTGAAGAACAGTTCCAATTCCTGTTATTCCTGCAAAACGATTTTTTAATATTCTTACTGTTGTCTTTTTAGAATTTTCTGCATCTGAAGTTGATCTTTCACAACCAATGCAAATGTCAGTTAATTGGCCAATCGAACCCGAGCCTCTTAATTGGCCTAAAGAAGTTTTTAAACCATCAGTATGATCTTTGTTTCCCTCTGGTCTTTTTAAATGTGAAATTATTATAACACCAATATTTAATTGTTCTGTTAATGCTCTAAGTTTAGTCATTAACAAATCAATAGTTTTTCTCTCATCATTAGTTTCTAGTCCACTAACAATAATTGAAATGTGATCTATAAATAAATATTCTATGTCTAATGCTTTAGCAAAATACTTAATCTTATTTATAATTGTATTTTCTTCTACTGAACCCCAATGATCATATAAAAATACTTTTCCGTTACCTATTGTTTCTTTATATGCTTGTTCTAATTCTATTTCAGTTACGTTACTTCTATCTATGTGAATAGGTTTATTTAAATGTAAACCAATTATTCCCTCACAAGTTCTTTTTAAACTTTCTTCAAGAGATATAATTCCAATTCTTTTTCCTTCTTTAATTAAATGGTAAGCAATCTCTTTAGTCATTAACGACTTACCTATTCCTGAACCACCAGTTATTGTAACTATCTCTCTTTTTCTAATACCAAAAAGTTTTCTATTAAGACCCTCGTAAGGATAAAATGCCGTTGCTTTTTCATCTTCTTTTTTAATTACTTCCCAAAGTTCTTCACCAGCAACAACTCCATCAGGTCGGTAAGTCTTAGCTTCCCACATAGCTTTTATAACATCAGCACCTAACCCGTTAACTAGCATTTCGTTTACGTCTTTAAGAGCAAACGTAGCAATTTTAGCTTTACCTACAGATAATAGTTCTGCACATTTTTTAGCACATTCTTGACCCGCATCATCTTGATCCATAAATAAGATGACCTGTTCAAAACTTTCTAAATATTCGAGTTGTTTCTTTAACGACTTAACTGCCCCGTTAACTCCGTTAGGTATTCCTACTACTGCGTATTTATGATTAAATAACTGAGACAAACTACAAGTGTCTATCTCTCCCTCACAAATACATAAAATTTTACCACCACTATTCCATAAGTGTTGGCCATAAAGTGTAGCTTTATTTATATCTCCAAGAGTTTTAAACTCTTTGTTTTTAAATCTTAACTTTTGAAATACAGGTTTTTTATTTTTATCGTAATAAGTTGCTACTTGAACAGGTTGTCCATTATATTCTGAAACTTTGTAATCCCATTTTTCACAAGTTTCATAAGTAAGTTTCCTACTTGGTAAACTAACGGTTTTACCGTCAAGTAAATCTGTCCTAGTATCGCTTGTAACCACCACACTATTATCATCATTCCGAACAGTAGTATTGCACACAAAACAAAAAGTATGGCCATCAGAGTATAAAGCCATTCCGTCACTAGATGAACAATGCGTACACGGTAAGTGTTTAACAAATTGACTATCATCATCATTATTCATTGTGACCACCCATTCTGCCTGCATTGAGGCGGTCTTCTTCCATTCTTTTAATCTTTAATTGAAGTTCACTAATCTGTCTTTGAAGAACACCATTAACTTTTTTATGAGCTTCTTCCATGTCTT